AACTTAACTCTCCTTCCTTTCAAGTCCTCTGCTGTGCTATCCTCTAAGCCTGACCTATACCCTTTACGTATTGCATCTCGCCTGACTTTATACATTAGCTTACCACCTCTCCCTTAAGGGCGACTGAACCCTTATGTACTTGGTGTACTTGGTACCCTGTGTACTGGTAGGTGACTGTAGTAGGCTCACAACTGTATTTGTGTTGACAGAAGTAACACTTCTTATTTAAGACATAGCCCCCTGTCTTACCCTTCTCTTCTAGCTCAAAGGTACGGGCTGGTGGTTCTCCTAGACTAACCATTGCTTTCTTATGTGTGTATACCTCTTCCATTTCTTTTAGTTCATGCTTGAAGTTGTGGTAGTCTAAGCAAAGCTCTCCTGTGTTCATGTCCATAGCTAGGAAGGCACCACCTTCCTTGTCTGTGACCAAGGGATCATCCTTAGACGCATAGACATAGGAGCTAAGCTGTCTCATGTATCCATGAGGGTCATCAGAGATTAACTTATCTTCCTTAAACTTCTTGAAGTTCTTAGTACTTGCACTCTTTACATCTACATTGACACCATCAATGACAGCATCTCTATGACCTTTGATACCGAAGGCTGTCATAGTATCTTGCTGTCCTGTTACAGTGTGTCCTGCTGCCTCTGCTAGGGACAACAGTAGTTCCTCTACCATATCACCCATAAGGAACCTGATCTTAAGGTGTGACGGGAAGGATGTAGGCTTACTATGAAGGTCAAACCATAGTGCTCGTTCACACTCCTTTCCTATGTTACTCATACGTAGTGCAGGTTTATACTCTTTGCCATCAAGGTGTGTACCTAGACGTGAAGACATAGCCTTGTCAACTCTAGCTAGGTAGTCCGAGTGGATGATACTAGACCATCCACCCGAAGCCTCGACAACACCATAGATATCTTTAATGAGTGTGTCGATTGTTTTCATACTGTCCTACTTTCTAAGGTCGTGAAGGGTATAGTAAGTAATCAAGGCAGCTACTATGTAAAGAATAGCTACCTCAAAGGTACCCATTAGAAAGGTACCTTGTCACTGTCTTCCTTAGCAGTTGCTGCTTCACCTGTAGCTTCCATCAGTGAGGTATCAGGCTCTCTCTCAGGTTCATCCGCAAGCTCCAAGACTTTGACTGAGACAAGACGTGACCAGTTCTTCTCTCCAAATTCTTCATAAGTTACTTCAAGTTTTGAACCATTCCAAATGATACCTTGTTCATCCTTTGACCAAGGCTTACCACTCATGTCCATAACCTTAGGAGCACCTGAGTTCCAATCCATAATATCTCCCTTACGGTCACGGGCCTCATGCTTACGCTTGAAAGAGATAAGCTCACGTCCATCATGTTGCATCTTTGAGTAGCCTACATTGAAGTTACCTTCGACACGTAGACGACGATGATCCTCTTCAGAGATGACAATACCACAGATGTATGTACCATTATGTGGACTAGGTAGATCATAGGCACCAGACACTGTGTTGTATGCCATCATATCACGATCATCTTCAAAGAGCTTTACGTAGTGTGCTTCACCAGTAATAGATTTGATACTTGATTTCATTTTAGCCATTGTTTTAGTTCTCCGTTGGTTAAGACTAATTATAGTAAGAGTAGAGGAAGTCATCCATGTAAGTAGGAACGTAACACTCATACTTACAGTAGTAGTCTTCTCCTTTAGGTTCGTTGTTCATTGTGCTTGTACTATCTTGTATCATGTCATTCTCCTTATGTCAACAGTTAATTTCAATTTAATGTGTATCATACCAGCTCCTACCTATCCTTCCGTCTGCTGCTAGTGGACACTTAACCCCTAAGTCCTTGCCTACCTGTACTATTGTCTCCTTCTGTACCTCTAAGAGCCTATTAGCTACTCCTTCTGTGGTTGTCTCTATCTGTGTCTCGTCATGTACTACGTCTACTAGGCGGGAGGGTAGTCCCTCCATCTTGGCCTGTTTCATGGTAGCTAAGACCCAGTTCTTGACTACGATACTCTCTCCGTTCTGTAGGTAGCCTGACAACATAAGGTGTTCACTGTTACATTTTACCTTACGTCCATCAAGACCATAGAAGAAACCTCTACGTGCATCTCTCTTGATCTGAACACTACGTAAGGTTCTCAACTCAGGCATTGCCTCAAGGAAGTTAGCCTCTGCTTTCTTAGCCTGTGCCGAGGTACACCCAAGGATACTAGCTTGCTTGGCATTGGCTGCTCCCAGTAACCAAGCATATATCCATGTCTTAGCTGCATCTCTACTCTTACAGATGTCAGTACCTAAGGCACGTCTGTTTACATTGTGGATGTCTGTCTCCTTATCCTTGTCACCTGAACAGATAGCATCTCTGTACACCTTTGACTCCATGTAGTGAGCAAGGATACGTAACTGAATACTCTCAGCATCAGCCCCTACTAAGAAGAAGCCTGAAGGTACTGTCCAACACCTGCGTAGGGCGTCATCATACTTATACTTGACCTCCTCAACTGCTGTAGTAGGTGTTACTGGCTTGCCTTCCTTATCCTTAGGCCAGCATGACATGATGTTAGCTTGGTTAGGTTTAGAGTGTGACATACGATGTGTCCAAGCTCCAATGTGCCAAAACTTACCATGAATCCTATCATCAGTAGGGTTTACGTTGTTGATCCACTCAGTAACAGAACTACGACGACCCTCTAAGGTAAGCCATCTAGCTAGGTCATGTGCTGCTGAAGGGGCAGAGCTAGGTAAGGTGCTAAGGTTATCCTCATTACACTTCCACCCATATTTGTCATAGTCTCTACTCATTTTGTATACTCCTTCAAGGTAAAGGAAGGTGTGTCAAAGATAAGCATACCACCGTAGCCTACGTAGCTACTAGGTCTGTTCTTCTTTGATACTAATGTTGTTATGTTTCGTTCCTCCTCTGTTAAAGCATCTAGGTCACGCTCAAGTCTGATGACAACTGATGCTGACTTACTTAGTTTACGACAGTCACTGATCTGACCTTCATCATTCTCATGTCCAATCAATACAATGCCTACTCCAGTCTCTGATGCTATCCGTGCTAGACCTACACCAATCTTAGACAAGAACCTCTCAGTACTTAAGGGTCCGTGGTACTGCTGAGCTAAGTCTTGGATAGGTTCAATGAAGACATACTTGCAACCACAGACATTAGCATAGTACTTTACCCTGTCAAGGAGTACCATAGGGTCTTCATCAGTACCGATGGTAAACAGGTGAGCCTGTTCCCCTGTTGTAAGTTTCTTAATAGATGCCTGTACCTCTGGCATGTCAGTGATCAGATCAGTACGTGTAACATTCTTATTGAGGTCATATGAACACCACGCTAAGGTAGTACGCTTCCTACTCTCCTCAAGGTGACAAGAGGCGAAGGGTACGTCAGGGTACTTGGTAATGAGAGTGTACTCTAGTAGGTGCATTACCTCTGTCTTACCTGTACCTTCAGGGGCTTGGATAAGGGTAACGTGTCCTTGAAACAAACCCATGTGCCTGTCATCATACTCATCAATACCAGTAGGAAGGTAAGCATCATCATCATCCTCTAATAGTTTAAGATACTGTTCAGGAGTAGATGTATCATACTCTGGTACATACTTTGTTCTACCACCCCATGCTTTCTTGAACTCAGATACGTCACCGTTAATAAGGTACTCGTTAGGGTCGTTGTGTTTAGATAGCTTAGCCCGATAAACCTTGTTAGGGAAGGCTGCTGCTAGTTTGTTAGCTGCTCTGTCTCCTGCCTCATCATTGTCAGTAGCAACAATGATCTCTTCGAAACTATCAATGTACTCGTGACAGTTCTTAAGCAAGGCTGTACTAACAGAGGCACCGGGGATACCTACTACTGGGTATCGAAACCCAAGCATGTCATAGGTTGAGGGTACATCATCCTCTCCCTCTACAATAGTGAGGTACTTGCTGGAGCCAGCATGAAACCTATCCATTCCAAATAGGTGGTCATTGGTAAACCCTGCGTTCCTACTAAAGTCTTTAGGTAGGTATCTGAACTTAGCTCTATGAGGGTACGGGTACACCCGACGAACTTCCTTGCCTGTCTTGTTGAACGATGTCGTAATGCCATAGTGATCTAACGCCTCCTTTGATATGCCACGGTACACAACAGACTTCTCTGTTAGTTCCTCTTCTACTTCTCCCTCTTCCTTAGTCATAGTCTTCCTTCCCTTTCCTGATTTAGTACATGAATGGCAGTAGTAACCACCATCTGCCCACTCACTATAACATTCATTATGATCGCAGTAAGGGCAGGTTCCATGTACAGTAGTAGGTTCTTCAAATGTTCTACGTCCAGTCATGGTACTTACTCCTTAAATGTTTCTTATGTCCGTCTGTCTTATCGAAGGGTTTCCAGCCTGCCTTCCACAGTTCATCTATCCTATCCTTGGGTGAGCCTGCATTAAATTCCTTGTAATCATAACAAACTAGGTGCTCATCTTCAACCTCTACCTTAGGATAGGCAGCCATGTCCTTGATAAGATTAACATAAAGGTTGCCATCCTTTGTATACCTCAAAGGATTTCTCTTTACTTCCACTAGTTTAG